CACCTTCCACACCATTATTATTCTTTATAAGCTTTTCATTATAAAATGCACCTGCAAGATACATAATCCCTATTACAACTGGAAGGCATATAAGAATCAGCGTGTTACCAGTTATTGAATACTTAGATACCACAAATACTATTATTAAATCAACAACACCTGCTATAGTCATAACAATTCCATAAACTTTGATTTTCTTTGCAGCATCAACAGCACCTATGTTTGTCATTCCATAAAATCCAGCAATTGCAAAGTAAACTCCTTCCACAATAACTGCTATAAATGCTATATTCAGCAGCTTGACAGCCATATATAATGCCTTTCCCTGCTCTGTTGCTGAAAATGAATATAGCTCCGACATAATATAAAACGCATAAAATGCCATTATAATTCCCATCGTTACCGCAAGCATTGATGCTAATTTAAGAATTCTGCACTTTGACTTTTCTGTTACTACGCTCATGTTCTTATCTCCGTTTTCTGATGATTAATGATTATAACATGGGATTGTGGATTTTTAAAGGGTGGGATGTATACATCCCATATGAAGCTAATTCTGCATCGTAATCTGTAATATTTCCCTCTTTTATCATTTTTAATAATTCTTCTAGTGCTTGTTCTTTTGACATTGTGTTCTCCTGTATAAACCCATTACAGCTATCTTATAAATAAAAAAGCATAATTATTATTGGATGGGCGGTGTATCCATCATCTCAGGTACTCCGAGGAGTGTGTCAGGAACCATTTCCGACCTCAATAATAACTATGCTAATCAACAATATATTCTTTTGAGCAAAAATATACACACCATTTATTTCAATAATTCTACAGCTCCCTTAAATACAGTAATTATCATAACTTTCATTAAGGTCATAAGGAGTTATCTGGTATACATAATAAGTTTCTAAAATATTATACATTTTTAATCTTCTAAATAGCATAAATACTGGATTTTTAGTTGGGGTATGGCGTATATTTACACCGCATTTACACCACGTTTTTCACAAAATCAACAATTTTATTTTCGTTTTTAACAATTCTTTCAATGTCGTCACTTGCTTTCTGTGGCATAACATGTGTGTATAAATCCATTGTCATTTGTAATGTTGCATGACCTAAATATGATTGAACAACTTTCGGCTGCACACCCGCCTCAAAGCATCTTGTTGCAAATGTGTGTCTTAAAGCGTGACCGCTGAAATATTCCATTTCTTCATCAACAGAACGGACAAGATTTATTGTATCTACAATAGAATCAATCGCCGCACTGTATAAAACCGAATTAAGTGGTGTGCTAAATTTTGTCGTAAATAAATAGTCGTTCTGCTCTTTAGGCTGTTTGTTTTTGATAACATGCTTCTGCCTTATCTGCCTTTCAAGATACTTTCTGCATAAGCTGTTCATAGGTACTTTCCTATTGCTCTGTTCTGTTTTAGGCTCTTCTAAATGAAATTCCTTGCGTTCATCATCAAGGTATTTCTGATATACAAGCGTCTTAGATACATTTATTAGCCCATTTTCAAAATCAATATCATTTTCAGTTAAGGCAAAAAGTTCTCCCGGTCTCAACCCTGTATTTACAGCAATATTGAATAGATTGTCGTAAAATGTGCCAGCACAGCATTCAAAAAATACTTCTTGTTCATCAATTGTTAATGCTTTAGCGAAAACTTCCTTTTTTGCCCTCAATTTAACTCCTTTTGTTGGATTTCTGGACATAAGCTCATCTTCCATCGCTCTTGAAAACATGTCTGATAATATAACTTTAATTTTGTTTTGTCGTTCATATCCATAGCCCTTATCGTTAGTAATATCAATTAATTGTTGAATATCCGACTTAACAAAGGAATTTATGTTGCGATTTCCCAAAAAAGGTGATATATTCTTAGTGTATATGTGAGTGTATTCCCTAAGTGTATTGGGGCGTACACTTTTCTTTTTGTACACATCTACCCAACGATTAAACCAATCATCCAGCTTAATGTTATCTCTTATGCTTGTAAATGACTGACTATCAGCTATTGCAATTGCAAGTTTCTTTCTTAATTCTGACAGTTTATCGTCATAAATGCTTTTTCTCTGACCGAATCTATCAACATACCTGCCACAATATTTTCCATTCTTCCGTTGACAGATTCCATTCCCTAGCTCTTTACCTTTTAAATCCTTTCCCATTTTCTTTAGCTCCTTTCAATAAATAAAGAGCTATTGCATGATAATTAATATTACTACACAATAGCTTATATTTCAATATATCTCTATATTTCCCTGCTTTTTTCTATATATTTTTCAAATTCTTTACGCTTAACAAGCCGCTTATTTCCCACTTTTAAAACAAACGGACAGCTAATTTCATTAAGCATATTGCTGATTCTATTAATCCCGATATTGCTATATTCGGATGCTTCTTCAACCGTTAATGTAACTTTTTCCCATATAGGAATTGTTTTAACCATGTTATCAGCCCTTTCTATCTTGATTTTCATATCCTTAATTCTTCTTGAAATTGTTGCTTTGGATAACATAAGTCTTTGGCTAACCTGCTCTAAGCTCATATTACCCACAAGCAACTTGAAAATTCTTAGTTCCTCTTCTGTAAAATTGGCATTTTCAATTATTTCATCAAGCTCCGGCTTAGTCAGTTCTGAAAACTTCATAAGCCATACTCCTTAATATTTAATTTTTATTTTTGTCTCTTCTTCTAACTGTTCAATAAGTTCTTTCGGATCTATAAGCCCTGCATTGAAATCTTCATTGAATTTATCAATCTCATCAATAAGCCGTTCTAGTCGTTTATTTCCAAATCCGAATTTATCGTGTAGCACCCATAACAAAATTGTTAAGGCATTGCCAAACATTTCTTTATTTTCTTTATTCTTCTGCCTGTTTAACTGAACTTTCATCATTTGTTCCTGAAATCTTCGTTGTTCCGACCTGCTCATTGTTCTTGACCTCTAGCTTTTCAATTATTAATTTATTATCCTGCGGATATATTTTATATACATCCCCTGCGCTTATGATACCTTGTCGCATAAACTTAGGCGGTATTGAAACTCGCCCGCAATTATCCATTTTGCGGATAACCATGTCTTTCTCGACATCCTTTTCAGTTATCCCATAATTTTTCCGATATGCTTTAAAGGTACTATATGGCATTCCGATTTTTTCTGTCATGCGTTTGTTGAGTTTCGCCGACCTTTTTCTTGCTAAAACTTTGGCACTTTCTTTAGAATTATATCTTTGATTCCATTCTGCGACCTTGCCACTTTCAACATATTCACACAACTTAGCTTTGCCTTTTTCAGAATTGCGATAGCGTTTTTGGTTTATATACTGCCTGCGCTGTTTATCTGTCTTATTCTCTATAGAATTTTCTGTGTCCATTTTAGCATCTCTGTTAAAGTCTTCTTTTTCTGGCATGTCATACTCGCAATCATCTAAAGCACAGTTAAAGCAATCGGGATAAATACAATTTTTGGGTTTCATAATTTTTACCTCATGGCGTTTATTCTTTCTTGAATATCTTGAGGTACTTCAATATATTCTTCTGCGTTTGTATTTTGACCGATAAGGGCATTTTCTTTAATTTGTAATGTATTTATATCTCTTTGGAATTTTTGCTCGATTTGAGCCTTATACGAATTTGCATTCGTCTTTTCGATAAGTGATTTGATATTATTCGGCATACGATTTATTTCATTCGTACGCTTAACAACCGTTTCGTAAGTTCTTAGAAAATTTGATTGTATTACTGTTTCAATCGTCTGGTAATCTGATGTCGCCCAGTTTTTAAGGTTATCTGGCATACCAACCGCTTGCCTGACAAGTGGTGGTAGCTTGTTAAATTCTTCAACTGCCCCATATGTGCCATTCCTTAATGCTTTACTGACTAACCCCCAAGCTGTCATTCCGTCAAGTTCCTGCGGTTGTGATATTGCCTGAATTTTGCCAATTAATTGCCCTATACTTGGTGCAAATCCGCTTATATCAGAGTTGATGTATGCTTTAAGTGCGACTGACACTTGTTCATAACTGTAATTTTCCAACATCATATTCCACACGTCTACTGTTTCTGATAGGTTGTTAGGCTTGTAGTTAGGGTAGCAATCACACATAATGCGAATGATTTTAACTGTTTCTTCTCTTGTCAAGCGTTGCTACCTCCTGATTCATATAAAATTTTGATACCATCTGCGTCTACATTTGAGCTTTTATTTGCTATGCTTCTAAAAATATCCACATAATCACAATTACCCAAATCAATAGGGCAATTATCTAATATATTTAATATATCTTCAATAACTGCTCTTTCACTATCATTAACTGTGATTTCGTAAATTGTATCTGAATACATAATTTTTCTCCTTTACACATTATCCCAGTCAATAGCACCCTTGCTAAAATTCTGATTGCCCTGCTTATTAGAATTATCTTCTTTCAACCCGAACAAGCCTTGCCAGCAATGGTCTGCTGACTGATTAAGAATTTTAATGGCTAAGTCATTATCTCCGCCTGATAGCTTTTCAAGGGTATTCATAGCCCTATGCAATGCCTTGTCAGTGCATATAGGTTTTTTAATTTTTTTACGCATTGTCACATACTCGTTAAATGCTTCATCAAGTAATTCATCATTGGGATAATAACTTTTCTTTTTGGATATTACGTTAGTAATATCTTTTTCTGTATTCTTATCTTCTTTAACTTCTTCTGTTCTTTCATTCTTACTTTCTTTTAATATAGAGTTTGTTAATGGAATGTTATCTGTTTGTTGATTGTTTGTTAAGTTGCTTGTTATTTGTTTGTTATCTTGCTTGTTATCTGTTTGATACAAATTGTAGTTAACTACAGTAAATATCGTGAATTTGTTTGTTGCTTTGCTTGTTATTTCGCCTGTTAATTGTAAGTGTTTTAGTGAGGTACGAATTTCCATTACAGACAAATTAGTTTCTTTTGATAATTCAGATATTGAAGAGGGGAAAGACCCTCTTTCAATTGTCTTGCCTTTATAATTTCCGTCTTTCCAATAGGCACTTATTATCATGTACATAAAAAGTCTGAATGTATTAATGTCGCTCCACCATTCCCACTTTAAAATCTTTCTGTCAATTTTAATAAAATTGCCTGCCATAATTACCTCTTCAAGTTCTGCTTATTTTTTACCTAACTAAATCTTCTAACTTAACTCTGAATCCGTCCATTTTCTTGCTTTCCAAGTAGGTATTTGTGTCGAAGAACACTAATGAATGGCTCTCTTTATCAAATCCCATTGACACGCCATTCCTTACAAGACTACCTTTTAGTAAGTCAAGGACTATTTGTATTTCCTGCTTTGTATCGTCTGTCATACTGTATCTCCTTGCTTGATATTCAGATTTTTAAACATGGCACACATAACATCTACGACAATACTGTTGCCGAATTGCTTATATAGCTGTGTGTTACTGTTGACTGCTGCCATTTTGTCAATATCTTCATCAGATGCACCCATCAGCCGTCCGCACTCTCTCGGTGTTAGCTTTCTGATACGATAGCCAACATTGTATAAGTATGAATTTCCACCAGCATTTCCAACCGGCTGAGAATTTAATGCCATAGCGCAAGCATCGGAACTATGCACTCTGTTTCCTTGCCTGTACTGTGAGCCAAACTCGTTTTCTTTTCCGACACCGCCTAGCAATAAAGGATTTTCAAGCACCAAATTATCTTTCTGTACACTCGTTAAGCAATTACTTGTACCTTGCATATTTACCTCTAATCTCTGCTCTGTCGGGCTTACCGCAGTTCTATCTGACGGATTATCGGGATTTCTGCCACGCATAGCCACTATCTTGTTTTCCAAAATTTTCGGTTCTCGATTTCCACCTTGCATCGTACTCAATGTCGGACTACACCCCCCCCACATCATAAATTCTGTTGGTGCTCTCAAATTTTGCTTCAAGAGAACCTATTACATTTACATCTGCCATAATTACTCCTAAATCGTGTTTTTCAGCTTTTACACATCGGGAAATACCCCCCTGATAATGCCTTTTTGAAATCTGTCTGAAACTTCTGTATATATGCTTCCTAATACTTCCATTCAATTACTCCATTCATAGATTGATTCCCAAAACCTTTATAATCCCTCGCCATAAGAGTTGTTGCAATATCAATCTGCTTTTCAATCTGCGTTGCTTGATTGCTTAACAACAAGGTTTGCAATGCAATCAGTAATCTGTTCTTTAAGGCTATTTCTAAGCAATTCAAGGTCAGATACATCAATATCAGATTTAATCTGAATATCTCTTTCCTTTTCCTTAATCTGTCCGTCAATAACAGGCGATTGCTTGTCAACATTAGACGAAATCAATTTATTCATTGAGCGGATTTCTTCGACAGTGTATTTTTCAAGCATTGGTACTAATTCTGCCAACTCTTTTCTTGACCTTGCCATATCTAAGTCCGTAACACTTTCAATTAAACTGAAAAGATATTCTCTCATTTCATCTGGCTTTCTACTAAGAAAAGCATTGATATTACTGCAAGCCTTGAACATCTTCATATTAATGCCCAGATACTCATTAAATGCTGTTAAAGTCTTAGGAACGCTGTTGATGTAATAAGAGTTATTATCACTGACAGTTGTTACAATTTTTCCATCTTTTACAGCTTCTTTATAAGTACGCTTCTGAACTTTCTTCATAGTGATTTCTTTTCCGTCAACATCAAGTACAAGTTCGACCGACACGTCCATATCATCAACGGATTTTCCGTCAACTTCTCGTCTGACAACTGGATTATCCTTTAACTCATAATCACAGTTAAACAAGCACCACAAGTAAGCTGTGGCAATAGTCGACTTGCCCTTGCCATTCTTAGCCATAATCTTTGTAATGGCATAAAAATCAAATTCTGCGTGTGCGTAGCACATAAAGTTTTCAAGTGCTATCCTTTTTAAAGTTGCTCTCATAAACAATATCCTTTCCTTATTTATATATTCATAACAAATACACCATCTTCAACTTGGAAGTTATCAATCTCCCTATCCGCATAGGCTGAATACTTAGCTTCCTCAAACGAACCGTTAAATACTGTTCCCTGCTGTGGTGTCCATATCTGGCATGTAACATCTTCATCAATAGCCATGCTTGCTAACTCTCTAACCGTAATATCACTATGCATTAGCTTCGCCCTCCTCTGCGTAATCAATCCTGCTTACTGATACTTCATAAGCAACCCTTGTCTCAATCTCATTGTCGCTTATCTTCTTAGTGTACTCACGGCTCTGGAATCTTCCCTGAATCTGAATGTGTTCTCCAACTTCAAGTCCACCCGCAAATCTTGCATTTCTTCCCCATGCAATACATGGTATGTAATCTGATTTGCCATATGGTCTGTTTACTGCCACTAGGATGTCTGCAATCTCTCTGCCCTTTGGAGTACATCTGTATATAGGTGGCTTGCAGATATAACCGTCAAGTATAACTGTATTAATATTTTCCTCGAATGGTAGTTCTGTTGCGTCCTGTGCCAGTATTTCAAGTTCTCTTGCAAATACAGATAAAATCAGCTTGCTCTTCACATCATCAATATGCCTGTTGAAGCTCCTTATCTGCCCTGAAACTGTGACAACCTGTCCTACTTTGATTTCTCTGATATCAGTAAGCCTGTCTGATATCATTACTGGTAATGTATCTTTGTTACCGCTTGTTCTTGAGCATTTGAGCATAAATATGTAATATCCCTCTCCAAATACCTCATGCGAGAATATCGGTTCTCTCTCAACTACTCCTGTTAATGTAATATTGTTGCTATTAATTGCATTTTCCATTTCTTTCTCTCCTTACTTTAATATGTAACTTCCTATCGGTACTTTATCCATTCTTTCAATCAGATGGATTTTGCAGCTGAAAGTATAGAACTTTCTAAAATCCTTTTCCTTTATAGCCCTTTGTCTGTTTCTGTTCAGCTTAATAATTCTTTTTATGCTACTGCTCATTGGCATTCTCCTTACATCTGTAATACATTGTTGTAATGAATCCTTTTGTTGTCAGGCAATCGTAATTCTTCCATACCTCAAGGCTATGATTTGCTGTCTTAATAGCATTTCTCACCGCACTTCCGATAGAATCCTTGCTTTTACTGTATTTTTCGGCAACTTTCTTAACTGCGTCACCTATTGCTAATACAGAATCAAGATTGCTCATAATATCAACAATGTATACATAACCCTTTCTGTTAGAGTGAATGCCTAGATTGAATAATTCTTCTCTTATTCTTTTCTCCATAAACAAACTCCTTATCTGTAGCAAAAGTACATATCCTGCACTTTCTTATAAACACCGCTACCTTGTTTAAATTCAGCTTGATATAACACATTGCTAGGTATGTCATATCCGCTTATTAATAATTCTTCTGCTATTCTCCAGCACCTTTCTGTTGGCTCTTTATAGAATCCGCTGTTTTTAAGTTCTGTACATTGATATTGCCCTGGCTGATATATAACTTCTTCAATGCTGTTAGGGAAATACTCACTCTGTACTCGGTTCAAAACAACGGCTCCTGCAAGATATAGCATTTCATCATCGTTGCATGTCGCTCCGCATTCACCCATCAGCAAATGTGCCATGAGCGATAACTCATATTCATCAACACTTATCTCTCCAGTTTCAACCTTATAATCAACATGTGAGTTGTAGCATTCACTTAACACTGCACTCTGCTGATTAATCTTAGCTTGCGGTTGTACCGGTCTTAGAATCAACGCTATAAGGCTGATTCCTGCCAGTGCTGCGGATATGTTAATTATCTTTTCTTTCATATCTTCTCCTACATGTTTGTATCATGTACCACTTCGGCAAGTGCTATTGGCAACAAATAGGTGTCGATGAATTCGTGTACATCAGCCAAGTATTTTCTTTTAATACTCTTGTATGTCGCCACGCACCCGAATTCGCGTTTTAACTGCTTGTATATATCAGAATATACTGAACCGCGAATACCACCGTCTTTGTACGCATTGCTGTCCTTCCCGCCAAGTACTTCAATTCCTTTCTTTCTAACATGTTTCTGCACTTCTTCAATCTCACAGCCGTAAAGCGGAGTTTCTTCTTCGATACTGGTTATTTTATCTTCAACCTTATCAACTCTCTCTGCGAGTTCTGTGTTTCCCTGTGCCAATAATCTAATCTGTTCAGATGTTGTCAAAGGCTTACTGTAACTTCCTGTCTTTCTGATTGACGGAAGAACTTCTGATGTAACCCATTCTGTAAATCTTTCTGCACTCTCTTTTCTGCTCTGAAAGATTGTTTTGTAAAGATTACTTTCGTCAATAAAAATCATCTTCTGTTTGCCACCATTTGTAAGGGTATCGGTAGTAACTATGCCCTTTTGTCTTAATCTGCTTTTACAATCAGAAACATTTTTGATTTCTAGCACTCTGCATATATCAGCCAAGCAAAACATAGGCTCATCATTTACTACTGCTGTTCGGACTTCTCCAAACTCTTCATTATTGAAAATTTGTAAATCGTTCATGTTTACTCCTTTCTGCCGTCGCCACATTTCTTATCACTTTTTTCTGCCATATTCTCAACTTTTCCAAGAATATAACCCTTGTCGAAATCCGACATCTTAGGAATTGCTTCTTTTAGTTTCTCAACTACTTCCTTTTCCTTTTCACTCATTTAATTCACTTCCTTTCTGTGATATAATTCCTTAAAAACTAAGGAGAATTATTATGCGATACGAACCTACACATCCCAATATGGATGACTTATTCCCACAATCCACAATACCCAAAATGCCTACATATGAAAAAGGCAAATCTCCATATGAACTTATGGAAAGTCAATCCGCCTATCTTGAAAAGACAAGCAAAGAACTTCACGATATGGCTCAATCCGCTAAATCCCAAGCTGATTCAGCTAAGGAAATTGCTAAAAGTTCCAAAACACAAGCTGATGTTGCGTTAAAAACATCAAGTAAAGCTGATGTTAAAGGCTGGATTTCTGTGATTGTTTCTATCATCTGTGCTTTAATGGAATTTGCTGTACATCATTCAGAAATAATTGATTTTGTCAAAACTTTGGTAAAATAAAATGGCAAAAAATCTGAAACAGCAAAACAAATATTGATAGCACTAATGCAACATCTGAAACAGACGGTTTCTTCATTTTTTCATCTCCTTTCTGTTCATCTGATGTACACATACTAGCACATCTAATATACAATGTCAACACTTTTTGTTGACTTAATGTACATTTTATGTTATTATACTTTTTAAGAAAGGAGAAGCTACTTATGAATGAGAGAATTAAAAGAATCAGAAATAGCCTAAACATAAGTCAAACTGATTTTGCTCAAAAACTATCTATATCCCGTTCTGCTGTTTGCAAAATGGAAAGCGGAGAAAATTATCCGTCAGAACAGACAATAAAGCTGATGTGTGGTGAATTTTCTGTTAATGAAGAATGGCTGCGAACTGGCAAGGGAGAAATGTTTATAGAGAAATCCAAAGATGAACAGATTGCTGAAATGTTAGCTGATATTCAGACAGGCGGTGAAGATACTTTTAAGCACAGGCTTGTATCTGCATTGTCTAAGCTGAATAAAGAAGATTGGGAAAGCTTGGAAAAACTGATTGACTTGATAAATAAGGAGTGATAATATAGTAATCAGGGAAAAGCCTAAAATAAGCTTAAAGGGAAGTGCTCTCAAAATATGTTTCTCGACAATTCATATTTGACGCTCAACTCTAAAAAGACCGAGGAATTTACCTTCGGTCTTTTTCTTTTACTTTAAAAGTGCTTTAATGTAGCTGTATATTGTTTTTAGCCAATGATTATTATTGCAATTATTGATTAATTCGATAATCTTTTGTCTGTATTCCTCATTCTCCATATATCCCCCTTATTGCACGATATAACACTGGTAGCGATGGTGTTATTATAGAACATCTGTTCTTGTATGTCAATCTACCCCCAGTAGATTAACAGTTTTCAGCGGTGACACTGCCAACGCCAATCAAACAGTGCCACCTAGCCGAAACTTGAAGATTCTGCCCGAACTCTCTCGGACAATTATTATTATAAATACTGATAATGTAAAAATCAACTTAAAGATATCGCAAGTTTCGACAACATTCGACAAATTATGCATATTGTGATATGATTAGCAAAATTAAATTTAAGGGGGATTTGCCTATGACAAAGAGAATTGTAAGCATTGTGCTTGTTATGTGCTTATTGAGCCTTGTAGCGTGTCAGAATAGTGTTTCTGATAGTAATGTTGAAAGTATCAGTGAAGTTCAGACAGAACAAGAAACATTATTATCAAGAGACAAGAGTGTATATCCTGGTGATATAACTGTTGAAATGCTCAAGCGTACACCTAATAAGTATATTGATAAAGAATTCAAGTTGACAGGTAATATTGTAGCAGAATTAAAGTATGATGGGGAGGTCGAAGATAAAGACGGAAATACACATACTGGCGAAGAATCCAGCGAATATATTGCTTGCTATTATTTAGCTGTTGATGGCAATAATGATGATACTGTTGTTTTGACATATTATAGAGACGATTTTGATTATAATTTGCTTGTTGGTGATAATGTGACAATGTATGGAACACTTCTTGAGGGCGGTATGGAATTTAAGAAAACAAACGGAACAATAACAACCATTCCTGCTGTTATGGCTGTTATGATAGATTTGAATAATTAAAATATTACCGGGAGTATTGCACTCCCGGTATCTTTATTAAGGTTAGACTAATTCACAATCGGCTACATTGACCGCTGCGAATAATTCTCCGTCATGCACAAGTACAACCCTGTCTCCATTTTTTTCTGATACTGTATACTCGTCATACCAAGCCTTAATAGGCGTGCCGTCATAATCAGTATCGCCGACAAATCTCACTGTGCTACCCTCTTCAATGTCTTCACTAAATGGGATATCAGTAGGTGTATCATCAGAACTTGCACCGCCGGCAAATTCAAGATTAGCAATATTTACTGCGGCTGGGGTTGTTGTACCGATACCTATAACAATTCTGTCTCCGTCCTCTTCAATTACATCATATTCATCATAGTACACACTAAATCTGTTGCCGTCATAATCAATGTTATCAAGAACTCTGGCTTTCTTGCCGTCACCGTGGTTTACTGTATCTGTGTTGACATCATTGTCATTATCATAAATGCACTTAACAAGGCTGATGTTATCCTCGTCAATAGCAGCAGTAGTTACGCCATCAACCCCGATAACAACTCTTCTGCCACTAGCCGATAAGACACTGTACTCATCATAGTAAGTGCCGAATGGCTCGCCATTATCGTACTGGATAGCGTTAATAACCTTAACTGTATCGCCTTTATGATACTTAGTATCTGGTACTGGCTCATAGTCTGGTACTGTGATTTCTTCAACGACATGGTCTGTGCAATAATCAGTGTAGCAATAGTTCTGGTCTACTGTCTGTCCGTTAATCTGTGTACCTCTAAGATAATTAATACTTCCGCCGAACTGCCACATATCATAATCAACGGCAATTCTAGGTTCTGCATCTGAATACTTTGCTACCCAAACGGCATAACCAGCTTCTTTTACTCTCGAAATATCTACATAATTGTTAATGCAGTTCTCATATGAGTATAAGCCGACATTCTTATATCCTGCATTTCTCATTTCGTCAAGGAATGCCATAATAATGTCTGTAAGGTCGTTACCAGTAACCATGCCTGCTTCAACATCATAGAACACTGGGTAGCAGAATGATTTACCTGCTAAAAGCTGTGCAAAATATCGTGCTTCATTTACAGCTTCATCATTACTTAATGCGTTACCGAAGAAATAGGCTCCTTTGTGGATTCCTGCACTTTCCAACTTGTTATAGCTGTTCTCAAATTCTCTATCTTCGTATAAGTCATCATCAGCACCGCCTGCCTTGATGATTGCAAAGTCTACACCCTTATTATCCTTTGCACTTTTGAAATCAAAGTCTCCCTGCCATCTTGATGTGTCAATTCCGAATAACTTACTCATAAATTACCTCCTAAATTTAGAAAAATGTGTATCAAAAAAGCACCTTAGTGGAAACACTGGGGTGCTTGATTGTAAATATTATATTGTTAATGTTATGCGGCACTGCCAACCTTACTAATTGCTCATTCCGCGACTAAACTGCAATAATATTAAATGCACCGGTGCAATTACTAAGGCAGTATCTGAAACCTAACTAAATATAAGTGAGCCTGTAATATAATCACCCTTTTGGAATTCGCTTGTAGCCCATGCTCCTTTATTACCATCTTTTGTATAATATCGAGCAAAAGCATAATGCTGGCTTGCAGAGCTATATAACAATGTTGTTCCATAGCCTATCAACTTTGCTCGAACTACACCTGTGGCATCATAAGGAGTATAATTACTTTCCAATACTTTACTAAAGCTAATGCCCATATTTTCAAGAACTGTTTCTATGTCATAATATCCTGTAAAATTATTCTGTGTAGAATCTTGTGTTTCAATTTTGGAGGCATAGTATAAAATCCCTGTTTTGGTAGATTTATTATAATAGCAATAATTATAGCCATAACCTTCAAGAGTACCATTTATACTTGCAATATTTTTGCAAAAAGAGTTTTTAACGTCAATATTACTGTTTAGTTGCGTAACTTCATCACGAAGATTACTAATCATATCATTGTTATTCTTAATGCCTGCGTCCATTGCATTTAAGTTTGCCGCACTAAGCGGAGTACTTTTACTTGGCGATTGTTGCCAGTTTACACGGCTATACGAAAGAAATCCAGTTAAGCTCATAGTTTACCTCCTGAAAAATAAGAGTGCAGGCTTAAACCCACACTCTCTGATGATTTATTCTGTTATTGTTCCTGTTATATCTGTCGTATCTGAACCGATTGTCTGCTGTTCATTCTTTAGCAGCTTATTGACTTCAAGCTTGAAATTCTCATAGTCATTATCACATTGTGTCTGATTTGCAAGGTATAGTTCCTTGTTAGTGATTGTCTGACTAATTGTCAGTGAACCAGTTTCTGGTACAGCCGCATACATTGTCATGGCTGATTGACCATTAATCACTGATGTTCCGCTTAAGTTTGTTGTCTTTGCTATACTTAACATATTGTTTTCCTTTCTTTCTAACTACTCCATGTATTTGAACTCCAGTCCCATGAAGCTACTACTGTGTCATCTACATATATTCTTAATACACTTCCATCCCAATCAAATGTAACAGGGTTGTTTGTATACATTGCCGGATAGCATCGTCTTGCTAATGACGGATGATATATAGATATATTGTTACAATCTGTGTCAAATCTTACCGTAGCTTCTGAATCTACATATAGAACCCCCTTTCTGATATCTACGCCAAAATCTGTAATAGCATTTATTACCACATTATCATCTCCAATAATGTTAACACCGTGTGCATCAATGTTGTTATGTGTTTTAACATTTGGACTGTACATTTCTATACTATATGGTGATTCCTTCAAATAAGCATCTCCATAAGATAATTTAATCGCACTATATGTTGATTTATCAGTCTCTATATCAATAGAACCTCCTGTTATTTTCGCATTGCTCGATATCAGGTTATCACATCTTATAGTTCCATCTGCTGAAATAGTTGTATTAGTAGATGCAAGTGTGAACAGATTACCATTGATATTAACAGACTTATTACCGCTAATATTAATTGTTCCTTTAGCTTTAAGTGTTATATCGTCTGCAATCGCTTCAATGGCGGATTTAAGTTCTCCTGTCGTTGGGTCTTTCTTAATGTATGCTTCAAGGCTTGCTGATGTAGCATAACTTTCAAGGCTCTTCTTAGTTGCATAATTATTAGAGACTTCCAACTTGATACTGTTACTTTCTGCTGTTATAGCCTGTGTTATAGCGTTGTTCATAGCTTCTGTAGTGCTATAGTCTGTAAGAGCATTTTTTGTCACATAAGTTGTAGAAATTTCACTCTTGATACTATTGCTCTCTGCACTAATTGCCTGTGTAATAGCATTATTAACTTGTACAGTGGTGCTATAGTTGTCTCTTATATCAATCTGTGTCTTACTTAATTCAGAGCTGATTGTATTAAGGTTCACCTTTAACGCGGCATTTTGATTAAGAAGATAAGCGATTTCGGTTGAAGATATTTCTTTCCAACCGTGCGTTCCGTCTATTTTTTTAATCCAACGCCACGCTCTGTTCTGTGCTTCCCAATACGCTATAATGCCTACATAATTATCATATTCTGCTTCTGTGTATTCCCATGTGCTATCACTAGGGTATCTATCATCGCTTGGATATATAGGTACACTCCACTCATTAGCTGGATAATTATCCTTAGTCGGCTCGTATGTCACCTGATATACCTTGAAATCATCGTTGAGTTGCTTGTAAACATCTCCTATTTGCACGCCGAAGCTATCAAGCGTACTTGTAACTGTATTGAATTTGCTTTCGATAGACTCTCCATTGCGAATATCAGTCCACCACAACTTTTGGTCAATAAAATCTTTAGATTGCTTAATAGCCGAACCCCATAATGTAGAATTGCCGCCAACGGTTGTCTGAATACTCTTAAATACGCTATCAAGGGTTTGCTGTTCACTATCAACATATATCTTCGTTGAATTAAGCGTGTGTGAACCATCATTGTTGATAACATTGAACAGCGATTCTATATTTAACTTGCTTGCGGCAATATCAGCATTATCCTTAACCATATCATCACGGATAACTTGTCGTTGAATACCTTTGTCTGTTAATCCAATAGCGTCAAACATCAAATTGCCTGATTTATCCCAGATATACATGTTGTAATCTGAATTAGCGTCTTTACCTATCTGAACCCTAACCCTATTGCTGTCAGATATTTGAATTGTATTGTCTTTCCACTGTGACTTGCCATCTTCGCTGTGAACAAGTACATTAGTAGTATTAATGTCAAGTGCTGTGATTTTGCTTGCGTCAAGACTATCAATCATTGCTGACTTAATCTGCGCTTCTCCCAAAACAGCAATAACAGAATTAGAGAAATCCGTTGTTATTGTTGTTCCTGTTGCTGAACCGAATATTAATGTCTTGATATCAGCTACACTTGCGTCAAGTATGCCAACTTTCTCATAGTCTACTTTAAGATTTGCAATATCCGCATTAACAGCCTTAAGGCTTTCCACATTATCCTCGCTTGTTGTGTCAGCTACAACATTGATTGTTCCTGCCGAATCATCAAGCCCATACTTAACCAGCTTAACTTTCTTAGACTTAACAACCTGTGCTCCTGCAATAGAACCGATAGTGCCATTCATAATTACATTAAGTGGGTACTTGTCATTGCTCTTGAAATCATCATCATTAAGCAATGTAGCTTCCTGTGCTGGATTAATGAATAATACCTTTGTGAGTGATGAATCTGATTCATCATCAAACTTGCTATTAGCCGCTACAACTGCTGAATAGCTGATAGGTGCTGCTGTTCCATCGTAATCAATAGGTGCTGTGCAAAGTGCGTCATAGCTGTCATTATCAACCTTTGCAGCGATTGACATAGCAATCTGATTGATAGCTGTACCAAGTGGGTCGCCATAACCAGATAATACTGATTCATCTGTAAGCTCTACAGCCTTACCTGCTTTCTTAACCTTTGCTTCTGTTGTAGATGTTGTAAGTACTGTTGTACCCATAGCAACACCTTCTGCTACATCTTCTGCGTCACCAATATAAGCATACTTTGGCACAACGATTGTGCTTCCTGGTCTGCCTACAAGTGTTGTATCAACTCTTGCAATAGGTGAGAACTTAATCTTCTTTGGCAACTTAGCTGATACCATATCAGCCATTACCTGTGGATCTACTAAATTTGCTAACTTAGTCTGTGGCATAGTTTATTTACCTCCGTTTTCTACTCTGTGAACTTCTTATAAAGTTCTGGATTCTTATTTTTGAACTCCACTCTTTCGTGGTAATTCATCTTGTTGAACTGTTCCTGTGTTATCGTGCTTTCTTCTCCACCGCCTGCATTAATAGCCGGTCTTGATTTAAGCCACTCTGCCTTAGCTTCTTTAACCTGTCTTTGCACTTCATTGGCAATTACAGTTGCTATAAGGCTATGGTCTGCATCTGCAACTGCCTCAATCAAAGAATCAATATCCTTTCCATCGCCTATAACTTTCTGATAAGCATTGACAGCTTTCATATGATTAAGCTCTTTGCTCATGTTCTCGAACTTTTCAGCCTGCAACTTTTCAGCTTCCGCCTTTGCTTCCGCTTCCTGTTCTTCTGCTGTCTGCTTTGAACGAAGTTCTTTCTTGTACTTAGCTGCTTCTGAACTGGCTTTATCGGAAGCGTTCTTATACTTCTCTTTTTCAGCTCTTTCACTAGCAAGCTGTGCCATAAGTTCTTCTACGCTAGGTGTCTGTTCTTCGTTCTGTGGCTCATTATTAGTTGTTGGTTCTGTTGTTGTGTTAGTTACATCTGCCATAATTTCTTTACCTCTGCTTTCTGCGTTTTTTGTTGTTCTCTCAACTTCTTGCGATATTTGTATTGCCCTTTCTCTAGGGCATATAAAAAGCCACAAGGTATTTCTACCCTGTGGCTCAATATCAATTTATTTATCTGTTCTGCTCTTATCTATAACTGGACTATTTTCTGTCTGGTCTGATAAGTCTTGCATTGTGCGGTCTTTGTTAGGCGATTGTTCGCCATCTCCGCCCTCTGCTTGATTCTGTGTGTCTTTGCTAATTATGCTGTCTTGATATGCCTTAACCATTTCTCCGCTTCTTGCTACAACATCGTTAGGGTCATCAAAAAATGGAATTGCATCAACTGTATCTTTAAGACTAAATCCGTGGCTTATCAATGTCGCCATAGCGTTAACCTTAGTTGACATTTCATAAGTTTTTTGTCGCTTAATGTTAGGCTTTACATCTCTTGCCCTTAATTTAAGTAATGGATTACTGCTATTAACATTGTTTGACAGCTTAATAGCCGCAAGAACAACTTTTATTTCTTCCATTTTACAGCCATCAGTAATTAATTGCTGTTTTGCCGCCGCTGTTTCAGCCTGTGACCAGCCTGTTGCATCTGACATTGCAACTCCTGTACTGCCACCGCTATTATCATTTCGTTGTGGAACATTGCATTTCTGCAAGATTATCTGTCGCCTTGATTGGATATTGTTAAGCATACCTGTGTAATCGTAATTAATTGCAAGTGGCTCAACTATTGGAGTTTTGCCATCTGCTGATGTGTAGGTCTGCATCCATTCTCCGGATTTTGGTTTCCTTACTTTTTTAGTGATATGTGGTGTTCCGTCTTTATCAACTGTTGTTTCCTGTTCAACCGGGAAATCAACATCATTTGTGTGCCATACTGCCTGTGTGTTCTGTTCGACATCATTGGTAAAATCTGAAATGAGTAGGTTTAAGTTATCCATTTCAGATATTTGCCGTTCAAAACAGCCCATTCTATCAAATGACCTTGTATATTCAATAATAGGAATTTTATGTAATGGATTCTCTTCCCCACTTCTCTCTAAAAATCCCCATTTTGTTTTTCCTTTTTCTGTTCCGTTTGTGATTTTTATCCCATCCGTAATTTCATAACGAATATCTTTTGTAAAACAGGTGTAATATCTTGCACCGCTATGTTTGTCTTTGATATAAGTGCCTGCAAGAATAACCCTCTTGTCACTATAAGCTGTTGACCTTACAACAAATGTTGTTCTTGGGTCTAATACATCATATGTGAAATAGCTTTCCCCATCCTCATATTCTGTATTTACATCAATAAGGACATATCCAACGCCACCGATTTCAACATATCTTGCAAGCTCCTGTTGCTTTTGTCTTGCGTTCTGTGATTCGTAACAACTGTTTAATTCTGCTATAGCTTCTGTGAAATTAGAATCCTCATTGTCGCCATTTTGAACTAGCGTTATAGGATTTCCCCACTTAAAACCTAAATTAAACTCTGTGACCTCGTTAGCCACATTGTCACAGCACTCACAGTCAATGTCTGGTCTGTAAGTCTTTGGATTCTTCCTAACTATCGGCTGTATTCCTGCGTCATAATCAAGAAGAAACTGTATTCTGTTGGAATTAATATCATGTTCCAAAATTGCTTCACGCAAAATTGGTATTATATTGTCAGGTGTTATTTCTTTTGCGCCTGTATAAATAGCAATTCTTCCTGTCTGCATTATCTACACCTCTAATAAAATGTCATACCGCTTGAACTTCTGCTTTGTGGTATTTCCTTAATCTGAAAATCATCATCATCGTTAGGCACATACCATATCCATTTGTGGCAATGCTTGCACGCTAACTTATGTGTTCGTGGGTCTTTGCTGTCTGCCTTAGTTAAGAATTTGTGGCAGTTCGGACACATAATTGATTTATCTTTACTCATATAAAAATTCATATCTTTACCTCATTGCATAACAAAAGCACCGCCGCAATTAAGCAACGGTGCTTCTGATAAGGATGTGTTTATGAAGAAACATCTTTGTGACTTCTTACAGATATACTATACCACGCCGGCAATGTGACATTCTATGACATCTTTTACAAATATTCACTTCCATATTTGTCTTCAAAGGCTTGTAGTGCTTTAGCATGTATTCTATGTACCTGTCGCCAACACCAGCCTGTTTCATTTGCAATTTTTTCAAACGTGAATTTTCTGACATATCTTAGAAACAATACTGTATAATAATCTTCATTGTTTATCTGTTCTATCTGCTCTATTATTTTATTTTTTACATCAATGTATTTGTCTATAAGCTTGTCAAGGCTTTCTTCCATTTGTTCAAGTCTGACATATCCGCATCCTGTTTTGTCCGGATCTGATGATGACATAACTCTTTCTTCATTAACAACCGCTGATATGCTGTATGATAATTCTTTATACTGTGTTATTTCTATCAACTTATTATCAATTATCTTATTGTAATAGCTTATCTGGTTAAGATAGTCCTTAGTTGTCATATAAACCCTCCTCTTATATCGGACTTGACATTATTACTGTTTGTGTTGCCTTTTTATCTATTACTATTGCAAGCTGTGTTATCGAATCGCTTGCATCATCGTGTGGATTTTTACCCTCTGATGTATACATTGTAAATTCATCCATAGCATCTTGATACATCTGTGTTCTTATGTAAGTTGGTCTATCATCTATCGCAAGATATTGTCTACTAATGAGGAAAATGAATATCTCTTTTACTCTGTCAGAATAGCCTTTAATTTTTTCCTCTTTAGGTAGTTTTGTATTTGCGTAATATGGAATAATTCTACAGAAATATACATTTTGCTTTTTCATTTCAGTTTTAATGCTATCTGTCATCAGCTTTCCACCAGCATTTTGTTCAATGTGTAATTCTGTTATATAGTGTTTTTTGATAGCTGCTACAATTAGAGGAACTGTAACCGCTTGTGTGCCTTTCTTGTACACCCAGTCTATAATATATCTTTGTTTTCCACCAAAGTCCGCACATATTGGCATTGATAAGTTATCAGCTCCGCCAAACGCCGGATCGCATAATGCAATTACTTTCCGTTCTTTGTTTTCTAATTCATCATCAAAATCTCCGTTAAAGAATCTTAATTCATTATCTGGAAACAACAATCCCTCACGAACATAAGGTTTTTGCATAAACTTAGCCATCCATTCAGCCTTGTCAAGTTTTTCTCTCATATCCCTGTAATATGCTGTTGAAAAGCCGTTTATTTCATAATCAAAGTTACTCTCATCATTTTCATTAAGTGCCGGTATTCTTCTGAACCTGTATTGTGGGTCATTTTCGTATTGTTTTCTCATTCGTTCCAATGGGTCAAGGACATTCCATAATGTACCTACCATCAATTCTCTTGCACCATCGTTTTTTCGGTCAACCATCTTGTTTAGATACTCTTGATAGGTATTTTCCATTCGCATAGGTGATAATGAATGTTCTCTATCTCTTACCAAATCATCCACATACAAATATCCATCTTTTGATACATCAACTGCACCAGTCCAGGTTCCATCAATACCACGGCAAGTAACTGTCGCAAATCTGTCTGGATTTCCAAGAGTTATTGTAAATTCATCAGCACTTTTATCTGTTACAAGTGGTTTATTTGCGTATTCTGGATTCCAAAAATAAAATAATTCAGAAAATGTATATTCTTCCGTAGTAAATAAGTTCATAAGTTCTTTATAAAAGCCTTTTGCAAGTATTCCAGAGTGACCTCCCATAGCTGAATGGCTATTAGGTCTGCGTAATGATACCCACGCAAGAAAGAATATACAAATTGTGGACTTTCCAACTCTTGACGGCATTGATAATCCATAAAATTTAATTATTCTGTTATCAAGGTCTTGCAAATCATTGACAACTATTTTAAGGGTGTGTCGTCTTGGGAAATAAAACCTTTTGCTGTAATGTCTTTTCCGCTCCATATAAAACATAAAGCTCTCAAAATCATAATAGCTTTCAGTTTTAAGAGTTTTATACCATTTATCAATTAAAGGATATTCTTCATCGTTGTCTTGAGCATATTTTTCTAAGTCCCATATTCCAACGCCGCTATGCTCCACGCAAAACTGTTCTATAATCTCTTTACAGCGTTTTGTTAGTTGTAATCCATACTGAATATCCTTTTCAGTTTTAATTGCCACTTCTGACGCTTCTATGTATGCGTCCATAACGCTTTCATCTATTCCATTTTTCTCTATGTAATTTTCATATCCATTAACTGTGGAAATAAGGCTCTGACTAGCCATAAAGAAAAGCACCTCCACTTAAAAGCAAAGGCGCTTATAGACCTCTGCCTATAATTTTTCTAGGTTAGCAACTAACTCTGTTTGTTAGCCGGTAAAATTTTGTTAGAATAATACGTCACGGACAGCCGGATGTAATTTCTGCACAAGTGCATTATAATCATCAATTACATATCTTGCTGGAATCATATATGCTTTAATGCCATATCTTTCTGCTGTTTCCCTTTCAATGTAGCAGCCACTCCAATCATAGTTCTCCGCAATTCCTATGAACACATCAGCCTGCGCCAGCTTCTTAAGACTTTCACCTAAATACCATACAGCTTCATTGTTGTTTTTAGGTGGATTATCCTCGATATAACTGTCGATAAGCTCTAATTCCTCGCCCTCGTATATTTCAGCAATCTTTTTCATTTTCTGAATACTTGCTTTGATTTCTTCCTCTGTTCTGCCTTTCATCGGCACACTTACAAATAACTTCTTCATAGCTTCTATCTCCTTTTCTATGTTTTATCAGCCTTTAACTTTCTAAGGTTAGCGGCTACAATCAATTTGTAGTCGGTAATATCACTTAATCAATATCTGCAATGCTTTCTACAAAGCAATTGTAGTAGATATATCTCTTACCATTAAAATCAAACTTAACATATTCACCATCGTTTGTATCAATATCAATCTTGCCTTCATATGTTGCAAGTTCTTTACCATCTGCCGTGTATACAGTAATTGTTCTTTGCATACCGCCATTTACATCACTTTTCATATCTGTTACCGCTCTGTCCCATGACGCACATCCGGTCATTCCCAAGCACAATGTCAGTCCTAATACGACTGCTATAATTTTCTTTTTCATAATTTCTTCCTTTCTGCTCGTATCAAATAATATTTAATTTCTGAAATGTCTTATATATTTTCGGGGCTTGAATTGCAAGCCAGTCAACCATTTCCTCATTCTTTGCCCATGCACCATCAAACCGATTTGAACTATCAGACAGCCCACTCTCATTCAGAAAAGCGTGCATAACTTCATGTCTTAAGGTCTTTTTGCGATATATTTCCTGTGCTTTTTCATCCATGCCTACAAAATATTTTTCTTCGGACATATCGGCAACTACAATCAACTTGTTTTCTTCTTCACAATAGCCTGCAAGACCTTTTTCCTCCATGTAGCTGTCCTCTGATACTTTGTGGGTTTCGATTCTGTATTCTGTTCCAAGAATATCTATTTTCATTGTATTACCACAAACAAGAAACTCGTTCTGTGATACTTTTCTTTCCGAGTGGGCTTTGTCTAATTCTTTTTGAAGTCTTGTTATTTCTTCTTCCATTGTTTTAATTATATTTGGGCTTCCCATATTCTCACTCCTTAAAGCAATCTTTCAGTGCTTGCCATCTGCTTTATATTTACGATAGTTAAATGTCATTGTAAACAATGGTATTCTTGTTAAATTCTTTGTCTTGTGTCTTATCCAACGATTAACAATTCTCTTAATCATCATTCTTCCCCCATAAATTATCTGGTAATTCCTCGCCGCCATAAATCTTGTTAGCATATTTCTTAAATGTCGGCACGCTGCAACCTGCTACTTTTGCCGCCTTTACCTGTGAAGCCTGCCCCGATATGTACAGGTTAATTGCTTCATAAAACTTATCTTTGTTTAGTGGGTGTACGCCCATAGCCATAATAATCACTCCTTATTTCAAATATTTCTGTGCTAAGTTTTCTCTTATCATTCCAGACATGAAATGCTGCAAGCTCTTAGTTACTTCTTTGCCATTAATCTTGTATTTTGTCTGTAAGTAATAATCTATTAACTCTTTGTAGTAATCATCAAATCCATAAGCAGAATTATCACTCATATAATTACCAACTGGCTCAAAGTAATTAATAACTATCTTTGTCAAGGCCTGTTCTGTAATGCGTATATGGCTCATATTTAAAGTTTTATTGTATTGCTCAAGGAAATAGTCAATAATATGCTTTAACTCCTCTATTCGCCAATCTGACGGCTCGCAATCAGCAAATTCAACAGCAAGGTTTTTAATCACATCAGATTCGCTTCCGCCTTTTTCAGCTGAAAAAGCATATATATCTCCTCTTGAAGAATCTTTAGATTCTGAAAGAGCATATTTATTCTCTGTAGTATAATCTCTGTCTATATTCTCTGTAGTAATCTCTGGTAATGGTCTGTCGTTTTGTCCTTCTCGACAGGTCATTTTGTCCTGTCGGTCTGTCATATTGTCTTGTCGATTTGTCATTTTGTCCTCATCGGAATTAAATTCATCCACAAGCTCTTGCAATTTTTCAGTATCTATTGTGTACCACTTTGTTTTATCAATACCCAATTTGTTATAATTAGCAGATACAACAACTCCTTTATTTTCAAGCCTTGTAAATGTTCTCTGTATCGTTTTTTCACTCCAATACGGAAAATCTTTAGCTTTCCAATCGCTGTATGAGTTATATACCCAATATCTGTCGTCAATAAAATTTTTACCGGCTTTTTTGTTAATTCCTAGCCAATAATTTAATTGATTTAACACTATTGCTTCGTTTAAATCACCTAAAACAAGTGCTAAATCAGTGTTTACAATAAGTGTTTTTGATTTGTCAATAAATAATTCTTTAAAATTCATAAATTACCTCCTGTGAAAGATAACAGCACTCCGCTTGTGCTTAATCTGTGAATAACAAAAACAACAAACAGGCAGTCACAGTTCTGCTTTTCGGTAGCTAACCTAGTTTGTTGTAATCGGATAGACAGGACTTGAACCTGTGACTACTTGAACAAATCAAGCGTTACTCTCAACTGAACCACTATCCGTTGTACAGTTTCTTGTGTTGGAAAGTATTTATGGCACTTCATTACACTATTTGCCATCCTGTTCGCAAATCAACCAACACAAACATTTTAATTATTTCAGCAGGGAATACTGCAACGCCTGCTTATTCGGGAGCTACCCGAAAACTTGCTATGGTGAGGATTTGCACCTCCACATGACACTTAAGACGAGTTATCTAAGTTGCAGATTTCAACTCATAAATCTACTGCAATACTGGCTACCTATTTCAGCACATAGCAACTTACTCACACCTCTTAACCTAATCTTATTCAGAAGCCTGTGTACGCATAGCCAAAGCCTGATACTCTGCTCCCTGCATTTCTAACTCATAACCTTTTTTATTTTTTGAAATTTTTTGGAATTTACTCGGCTGAATTAGCCGTTTTCTGATGTGTTTATTGAATATCTTATGAATAATTAAGATGTGTCTATTATACACCTATCTATCAGATTTGTACAGTAGATTTATTGATTATATTATATGGGTTATTATCAGGACTATATATTAATAAATATAATGGTTATTGTATATAGTTTAATAAATTATTATTGGTTGGTTATGTATATATAAATATATATAATAAGCCTTTTTATCTTTGGGAATATTTGAGCGACTTAGTTAGGCTCGTAATGCGTGCATATATAACCCCCACGCCCTGCGTTTGTGAATAATGCACAATGAAATCAGCCAGAGCGGAGCCGTTGCGCAATGAATAATTATCACGCAATCGCTGTTAATCCGCTTGTTCACTAGCTTTGTCGTGCTTTTATCGCTCAAATGTTCTGTTTTATCACTTCGCTAAAGTCTAATTTAGCGAAATGCTGTTATCGTGAGCCAAACAGCTAGAATCCGCTTATTTACTGGCTTTGTGTGATTTCTTGTACATCTTGCACAATAATTTCTTGTTGTGCAATTTGACGAACATTAGAGCCTTGAGCATTTCCAGATGTGCCAAGCTGTGGAAGGTCTGCGGCTGTTTTAATGACCTTTGCGGCGCTTTCTCTGCTGACGCCCGGAAGATTCCACGCATAATGTCTGTTAAGTATTGCAAGGATGCCAACAGGGTTTTTGTTGCCGGTTGCGAGCTTGTTTGATAAACTTTCTTCACGAAAAATGCGCAGTTTTTCCGCGATGTCGAAACTTTTTGTGCTTAGTTTCCTTTCTCCAGCTCCCCAATCTTGAATGGTGTCTCTATTAATTCCAGTTAATAAGCTAAAGCCTATAACACTACATTCTTTATCATATACAGCACACAAGTAATAATATATATATAATATATACTCTATTTTATCATAATCATACATATTAAAATTATTATCCATAATACAATTAGTGTTATTTTTATTAATATTATTACTTAACTTTAATATGCTTTTATCACTGAAAACATATTTATTAATATACATTAGGGCAGCATTCCATCTGCTTTGCGGTTCTTTGGTCATATCTTCGATATTGTGTTCTTGGCAGAATTGCGATAAATAAAGCTCTATGTCATTCTGAAATACTTCCGGCGTGTCTAGCGTTTCCTGTACTTTCTCCATGTGTTCCCCTTTCTGCTGGATCTGTTCCAGCTAATTATATTTTAATGCAAATAAAAAACACCCAATAACTATTATATAATTATCGGGTGTAAATCTTATATATTTAATTATTAGCAATATAATAACACAATAAATATAATTAATCAATAGGCATTAAAAAAGCGGTGTATATCTGTTATACACCGCCTAAATATTATATATTATATATTAATTGTTTAACAGCTCTTCTTTTAACTCATTAGAATATAAATATTCATTCATTCGCTGGAGCTGTTCCAAGCTTTCAACTTCCACGGTTTCAAAACTATATGGGCACGCCATCCCGTCATATGACTTTATTAAATACGCTTGCAAGTCGTCTACATCTTGGAGCTTTTCCCACTCTTCCCAATTAGTGACCGCCTCTTCCTCCTCTGGCTTAAAAAGCTCTTTCAACTCCTTGAATGTGTACAAAACACATTCGCTTTGTGCGTTCCTTTCGTTCTTGTCAATAATCGTATATGCTTTCATATCATTTGCCAGCTCTTCGCTTATTTCCTCTTCTGTAATTGGCTTTCTGTTTTCTGCTCCGATTATTTCGTCAAGACTTGCATCAATATCTGCAAGCGCCTTTTCTCTGTCAAATCCTAATTTAACAACTTTGTTTAATAAATCTAATGTTCTCATAATTGTTTACCCTCCAGCATTTAGCTGCCTTTCTTTTAATTTCTGTCATTATAATAGCACTGATATTAGTGTCTGTCAACAGGTTTATTTAAAAATATTTTATTTTTTCCTCGTCCGTTGGTGTTACCTCTATAATATCCGACGGCTGGCACTTTAATATAATACATAATGTATTAATTGTGTCTGTTGTTATGCCTTTTCCCTGTCTTATATTCTGTAGTGTCGCTTGACTAATTATCTTGTCTTTGCGCATTTTTGTACTTGTATATCCTCTGTTAGATAATTCCTTAAGCACATCTATTTTATATCTCCACATCTGTTTTGCTCCTTTCTCATAAGGTTACAAACATTGTATATTTTTTATGTTTAAAAGTCAATCAAAATATCGTATAAAATCTCTAATTTTGGTGTTGACAAGCACTAATATTAGTGTTATTATAATCTTGCAAATAAAAAAGGCGGTCGCCCCGACCAAGGAAACGAACCGCCACCAATCAAAAAAGAAAGGTAAACCGATTATATCACAGTCGGCGAAATGGTACAAGGTTATGAGATTTGAAGTTAAGGATGACACAATTACAAGTGAAACATTAGGTAAAACAGATATTTATAAAATAGTTAAAAAGATTCCATTTGGTTTCTATGTATGGAATATCGGCGAGAATATGGGGAGTGATGAATATATTCCACTTTGCCAAGATTTGTATCCGGGAATTAAAGATGATCACTCTATCAACTTCGACACTTTAAGAGCTATTAAGCTACCAAAAGAAGAGGTTGAGTTATTAAGAGAAGCCGCAGGCTGGGGAGTTAATAGCTTAGAGACAGCAAGAAAGGTATTAAAGAGCCGCCGCCATAGTTATATGGCTGAAAAGAAGAGAGAAAGCGCACGCAAAACAATAGTTATATTTGAAAGGATTACAGAATAAGGAGGATTAAATATGAATTGGCAAGTTATAGAAACACAATATTTCAGTAAATTTGAAAGTCCTAAAGAAAAAATTGTGGCACAATTTGATACCTTAGTTTTAGCGGAGGATTTTGTTAATTTAGTTATTCCAAAAGATACACGCGACAGATTCAAGATTGAACATATTAACAAGGAGGTGTAGATTATGAAGATTTTATTTGAAAAGATTAAGAAGCTGGAACAGCTGGAAAAAGTCGCAGACGAAGCAGAGGCAAGATATACAGAACAGCCAGAAAGCGAAGAATTAGGAAATGCCTTCGATGAAGCATACAAGGCAGAATTTGACGCATATATCAGCACTGCGAAGTATATCGAATATATGACAGGCGGTGCGGTTAATTTTATGACTGCTAAAAAGTTGATACAGACTAAACGTGCGGAGCTTTTGCAGCTCTTAGCATAATTAGCAAGGTTGGCGCTTCCGGGGTTCGATTCCCCGGCTTGCTCTACCCGTAAGGGAATAAATAAAAGAAAGGTAAAAACATTATGAACAGATTAGAAGAAGCAAAAAAGGCATTTTTAGAAGTTAGACACATTTTGACAGAAAAGCATGAAGATTTTGCACTTGCGAAGGCATACAAGAAGCCTTGGAAGTGGTACAGGGAACACACAACACAAGAAGCTATTGAGATTTTAAGAGCAGAAGTAAAAGCAAATTAACCGCCGCAGAGGATGCCAGCCGGACCGATACCGGCGGCGGTTTTTGCCAAATGGCAAATAATAAATATATGGAGGTGATACCGTGAAATATGTACATTGGCTAAAAATTGACGGATATTCGAAACTTGAAGAAACTGCTTTACAATTTCAATCTATTGAAAATTATTTAAAAGCCTATCCAAAGGCTAAAGCTATGTTATATCAATATGATAGTGGCTCATTTAATTGGATAGTGCGCTTAGAGTGCGAACAGTGTTATAATGATTTAGATTTAGACGTCAATAGCAGCTCAACAAGATTAGAAAGATTTTCATCTAAACCAAAGAACATAGGAAGAGAAAGAATTTTCAAATTTCCAGAACATTACAAAAAATATATTGAATAAGGGCGTACAATCTGCGCCCTTTTCGGCTTGCTCTGGTTTGGCTGGTTCGATTCCAGCCACAAGCATTAGCATATATTTATATGCTTTTCTTTGCGTACCTTGAAAAAATAATATAATAATGCTATGCTTATATATAAGGCTTTTTGTGCCTTTTTAGGTGTACAAGTGTACCCAGTTGGGGTAGCGTGCGTTCTGGTGGATTTTCCAGAACTGGCGACAGCTTCCACAACTTGCAAGGGCATATTATACCCATTTTATACAACGCTGTCAAAAGCGTTTTAAGGCTGTTTTACTTTGTAGACTTATAAGTCTACATTGACACAATAAAACCGCCGTACAGGGCAAGCCACAAAGCCACAACGTCGAAATTGTAAGCCACAACTACAGCCGCAAAGAATCAGCCATAGACTTTAGCGTGTTAAAGTTCTAAAGTTTTTTATCAATTTTTCAAGGCAAATCCGAACGAAATTGAGGTCAAATTTTGAAAAAAGTTTTTCACGGATTTTTGAATACAAAATTGCATATGACGGGGGTATTTGAAATGGCGCATTATAATTTTGTGAGAAATTTTTTTAATTTTTTAAGTAGGATTTGAACGAAATCTGAACCAAATTTTGAAAATTGTCAAAATCGAAATTGCGAATATAAAATGCCATACCTGGGGGCGTATCGAATGCGTTACCTCGAAATTTTTTGACAACATTTTTCTGTATAAATCAATGCCTTACTTGCATACCGGCATTGACTAAGCTCATATATCAACAATTCCTTAGTCATAGTCGGATTAGTCTTTTGAATCATCTTTAACAGCTCATCAATACTCATTATCCCACTCTCCTAACTGCTCCAAGTACCATATCAACAATATCAAACACTTCATCCCCATAAGTTGCCACAAAATCACACAATATTTCTTCCTGTTCGATAGGCAAATACACATCATAGGACATACAGATTGCATGGCATACTTCATGTATCAGCACTTTGCGTTGCATAAATCCACGCAAGGCATTTGATAGATAAATTGTATGTGTATTTCTATCAGTTACACCTAAGCTGATTGTGCCGTCTGACCGCTTTAATTCGCCCGAATTTGAATTTTTATATTGCACTTGCCAGATTGTGCCATTGATGCTAAAAATCATCTGTATGCTCCTTTCTGAATAAAACAAAAACCACTAACCGATATTGGCTAGTGGCGTTTGCTTAATGTATTTAATTGTTATGCACTCTTTACACAATAACATATCATCATTTCCTTAATTACCAACTCATAAGCTGGTTTAAGGTCTTTATCGTTGGCAATTACATATAGCTTGTTGATTTTCTTAAGTTCAGACTTTTTAATGTCTGGTCTTTCTTCCAAAGCTCTGCCGACAGCTCTCTGAACTCTATCATCAAGCCTGCAATTTCTTTTCTGCATTAGTCTTTCGTAACTTTCTTTTCTTGCATACGAATATCTCTTATCTCTGGTATCACCTTTGTTAAAGTAAGGACTTTCAGCAATCTTTGTAATGCAAGAATTGACCCATTTCTGGAAGTTCTCAACATCATCTACTCTTTGGAATGTTTCAGCAATAGCATTCTGTGTCTGTTTTACTTCTCTGACTTCTTTTGCAAGTTGCTTCTGTTCAAGCTCATTTCTTGATATTTGCTGTACAAGCAAGTTCATCAGCTTTGTTTGAGGGTCAAGCTGTTCAAGGTCAATCACTTTCTGCTTAACTCTTTCCTCAACTGTTGCAAAATATTCTCTTGCCTGTTCCGCTTTTTCTCCGTTACCCTTGACAGACAACTTCTTAGCAAAATGTGCTGTTAGTTTGTAATCATCAGCAAAATTGCCTCTCCCTTGTTCATTCTTCATTGATGAAGAGTAAAAATAATCTTCATTTTCTGCGGCAAATTCATTGTCAATAATGTTTGACTTAACCCACCTTGAGTAATTCTGTGGCGCAAGTTCTAAAAACTGATACAATTTTCTTGCTGTTGTCATTCCCTTATCATCAATTCCTAATTCAACCTCAATGGGTGTCTTGTAGTTCATATCCTGTGTATTACTTATAGTTTCTAATAACATTGTTTATTCCTCCAACTGTTGATGATTATTATTATGCCCAGAATGCTGTTAAATCATCATAGAGGAATAACTCTATAAGCTAGTGCATTTCTTATACTTTGCTAACTCCTCTTCAAGCTCACGGATTTTATTCACCGCTTCATCATATGATTTAACCATTTTGTCATATTGCCATTCTGGAATCATAATTGATTTGAAACTCATTGGTGCTGTCATAATATTTCCTCCTGTGAATAAAGCTGTAATACAGAGATTGTTTCATCTTTTGTATAATCGCTATCTATTTTTTATCGTGCTTTTGGTTATTTTATTTGTATTTTATTTTTTGTTACAATCTCTATATTGTCTGCTTGCAATCCCATTAGAAACATAGTAATATATTTATGTTCCCTGTGGAATTGGCAAGAGTAGTTGTTTATCGTGCTTGGTTACAACTACTCTTTTTCTTTAGCTAAAAGCAGATGTATTCCTCTTCTGATAGCTTCACCTTTTGTGATATCGTGCTGTTCACAATAGATTTTCAGCTTTCTTTCTGTTTCTTCATCAAGTCTGATACTAAATCTACTTGACTTCGGATTATCAGCTTTAGGTCTGCCTGCTGGTGACATAAACATCACTTCCTTTCTTGTCACACCTTTATTATATTTATGTCACACCTTATTGTCAAGCATTATTTTAAAATATTTTTTCACTAGCCAATATTCAGTTATCAATGTGCAAAAACAGGCTATGAATATTGCTACCCATAGCCTTTAGAATCATATCTTAGATACAAGAGTACTTAACTTTGTTCTAAGTAAGTTCTTCTCCTCTGCCGACATATCAGTCACCATACCTGTGATATCGCTTGCGAGTTCCTTAGTGTAGCTGTCAAGTGACTTCATCTTGTGTTCCTTATCTTCTGGTGTATTATTCTTATGCATTTCCTTAGTCTCTGTGTAGTTTCTCTTTGCCCTGTCATAGCCGCTTTCGTTCATTGGCTCTGTATAGTACATCTTGCCATAATCCCTATCCATATCCCTCATACGCTCTACTTCTGGGTACATGTGCATATAAGGTGGCTCTTCATATCCTCTGCGGTATGTTCCTTTGCCTTTTGGGGCAAATCTGCCATTTGCATAGCGGTAGTGGTCGTAGTATCTTCTGTCTGGATAATCTTCGTACTGTTCAAGCATACGCATAATGTCTTCGTTATCTTCTGACTTTTCCATAGCTTCAACAATTCTGTAATCTTTGTCAAAACAAGCTATGTTCTTCGCTATTTCTGTAAAGTCCTTTAAATCGTCAAGGTTTTGTCCTTCAAAATTGTCAATCCCAATTCCGTCAACTTTAGCCTTGACACATTCCATAATCTGTTTAGCCCATTTATGCATAATATCAAGCCTCCCTTACTGCAATCAAATTACTGTTCTGTACTTCAATAGCCTGTGCTGATGTATTCTGCACCGCTACAGTACTGCAACAACCGCAAGGCACATCAATATATGCCTGTGCTGATACATTAAAGAAATTCTCAACTGCGGCTGGTGTTACAATCATTCGTGTTGACTGCAAAGGTTCTCCGTCTACTGCTATGGCAAGTGAAATCTCTTCAACTGTACCTCCTGTCGGTATCTGAATATTGCCGCTATAAGATACTAAAAATCTAGCCTTGCACTGATTGGTGATACCTCTTAGCTTGATAATTCCACTTCCTTGTCTGTGGACTATACATTTGCTACCGCATACCGGTGTTTCTGTAAATGCAACATCTTCTCCGGCGGCAACTGTTTGTAATGCGATTCCTGTTATTTCCATTATCTTTACCTCTCTTTCATAAAAATAAGGGCAAACCATACAAGTCTGCCCCATGCTCCCGACATCAATGTCGGTACCAACGTAATACTGCTTAGCAGACATAATCTTTCGAGTTTTCTTTCGAGTGAAACTCGATACTTAACTCGATTAAACCGATTTAAACCAAGAATTAAACCGAGCAAATTTGATTAAGATACTTGATTATTTAATTGTTTAGCAGCCGCATCCTGTATTGCAACCACATCCATAAGCATAAGCATTAGGATTAGGCACAACATAGGCTGGAATAGCTGTAGGATTTACAGAGTTGACAATCTGCTGTGTCTGCGCTGTCATTGCAGTAGTCAGAAGTGCATTCTGTCTATCCTGTGAAGCAGAAAGTTCAAGTCTCTGCACCTTATCTCTCAAATCCGCATTTTCCTTTGCGCATAAGTAATCAAGAATAGCTCTCGTTCCTGCCTGCTGGCTGTCAATAATGTCTCTCGTGTTGTTGTTCATGGTGTTCTGCAAAGCGCAAGTGTTAGTTGCCATGTTGTAGTTTACGCCTTGGATAGCTTCCCTTGTCTCGCAGCAACAGTTAGCAAGCTGTGACTGTAAAGCGTTGGTATTCTGCATATTAGCGACTGTATCAGCGTTAATAGCCTGCTGGATGCCATAACCGGTCTGCATGACATTTGTGTTAATACCATTGAAACCTGTGAGCATACTGTTGTTCATGGCATAAAAGCCGTCACATAAGCCGTTAGAAATGCCATCTAACTTGCTGATAACTGCTGAATTATCAAATCCTCTCTGAATATCAGCCTGTGTAGCAGCTGTTGCAACATAGCCACCGCCATTGTTGCCGCCAAAGCCACCAAATCCACCATTGCCCCATCCAAAGAGCAATGCGAATACAACAATTATCCAAAGCCATCCGCCGTCAGCCCATCCGCCGTTATTGCCGTTACCGTCAATGTTTGCGACTAATGGTACGCTGGCACAATTTGAGTTTGAAAACATATTGTTACCTCCTAAAAATATATTCATAAAGATGTCACCTAGGTAGTTTGCAAAGACATCTAATATGCTGCTAATTACCAAATCTACTTTTTATCTGATTAAATACATCATCTGCATTTAATCCTTTTTCCTTGCATAAATTTCTAGCCATCTGTTCTATACCTTGCATGTTACCCTGCTGTGCCATCTGCATAGTATTTTTCATCATAGGATTGCTCATAATCTGATTATTTCCCATCATCTGCTGTATGAACTGTTGCGGACCAGCTTTCATCATCTGAAAAATGTTAATTGGGTTCATTCTCCATCACCGCCTTTGCTTTGAGTTCTTGAAGCTTTTCGTTGTGTTCCTAAAGATTTATCAAATCTATCTTCTAACTGTCCTATTTTCTCTGATAATTCCTCAAACTTATTCAGGAATAGCTGTGTGCTTTCGTCTGATAGGTCAAATTTTGATTTTATTGTTGTGTCTGATAAATCATTAGGTTCAGCAGAATTAACAGGCTTATAAGTCAAAATACGAGTTTTGCACTCATTTACAATCCATTGTTTGCCATATATTTCTGTTCCATCTGCTTTTGGGAAATAATACATATTTCCATCCATCGGAATGTCGGTTGCCTTTACCGTATCTTTTCCATCAACAATTTTTCCGATAAAATTAATTTGCTGTGGCATTATCTGTTGCATTTGTAACTGCTGATTTGCTCCCGACATCTGTGTTGGTTGCGTTGTTTGCTGCAATCCTTGCTGATAGTTCTGCAAAAAATTCATTCTATCCGCATATGGATTCTGCATAGGCATATAATTATTATTCATCATAGGTGTTGTCTGATAAGGATTGTTTATCATCTTCTACCTCCTCCAAGACTTCTTCGATTGCGTGGATAACAAGAGATAATGTTACTAAGTCAAGTTTCTGTAATTCTTCTTTGCTTAAGATTTTTTCTCTAATTTCATCCGAAAACATTCGCACTACCTCTCTTTCTAACTTAATTTTGGCATAAAAAAAGAGAAGAACATTATCAAGTTCTTCTCATATTTACATCACGCAAAAGCTCTTTTATTTAATTGTCTTTATCCGTACACCATTAAATTTTCCGTACACCATTTTTACACCATTTTTACACCATTTTGCCATTGAAATACATAGAAATATATAGATTTATGTGGTGTATAGATGGAGTAAGCACTTTTATTTTATCCTCCGCAAAATCCCTTAAATACAGTAATTATCATAACTCTCATTAAGGTCATAAGGAGTTATCTGGTATACATAATAATTCAACCAGTTAGTATAGAGATTGTTGGCGTGGCTTCTCCATGAGAGCAATGGTTTTCTGTTGCAGTCGTCATCAGGATAATAATTTACCGGAAGGTCAGGCTCAATTCCTTTGTCAATATCACGCTTATATTCCTGATCAAGAGTTAATCTGTCATATTCAGGGTGTCCCATAACAAAAATCTCTTTCCCGCCATCACCAAGAACAATATATATTCCTGCCTCATCTGAATCTGCAAGTACTTTAAGTCTTGGATTGTCAAGAATCTGCTGTCTGCTTGCCTGTGTATATCTTGAATGTGGTGCCATGAATACATCATCAAAGCCTCTTACTAAAGGCTCTTTTCTATTCATAACCCTGTGCTTGTACACACCTGACAGCTTCTTCGGAAGTAATTCCTTCTTAATACCATAATGGTAATACAATCCTGCCTGCGCACCCCAGCATATATGAATTGTTGATGTAACATGCTTCTTAGACCATTCCATTACTGTTATAAGTTCATCCCAGTAATTAACCTCTTCAAATTCAAGCTTCTCAACAGGTGCACCTGTAATAATCATTCCATCATAATTATTGTTCTTAATCTCTTCAAAAGTCTGATAAAACTTCTTAATATGTGAAGCTGATGTATTCTTTGAAACATGTGATGACATCTGTAAAAATGTAACATCTATCTGTAAAGGTGTATTAGATAACCCTCTTAAAAGCTGTAATTCTGTGTCCTGCTTTATAGGCATAAGATTAAGAACTATTATCTCCAAAGGTCTTATATTCTGTGAAATAGCTCTGTTTTCGTCCATGACGAATATATTCTCTTCTTCCAATTCTGCTTTAGCTGGTAAATCACTCTGAATCTTAATTGGCAT